AGCAGCCACTCAATGTGCGTGGCCGTGTTCGGACACTTAATCTCGACGCATCCTTCTGGCGCGATCAGCCCATCCGGTGATGCTCCCGACATCTTAATGCTCGGGTGCGGCATGAAACCGACTTCCGTTACCAGGTTGCCGGTCTTGGCAGAGTAGGCGTCACGAGCGGCGGCTTCTTGGTCAATGCCCCACTGCATTGCGGCGTTGATAAAGCCCTCTTCACGCTTGCCGGTGAGGCGCTCGCAAACCAACTCGGCCATGTAGTTCGCTCGAGAGGCGGCGTAACCCGACTTCGTGCGCGCCACAACGTCGGCAACTCGGCTGGCAGTCACCTTGCCGATTCGCTCGGCAAACCATTCCGGTGTTCTCTGTTCCATCACGCCCCCAACTTCGCTTTGCGGGCGGTGAACAACGCTTGATGCGCTTTACGTTCCTCGGGCGACAACTGCTTAAAGAGTGAGGTCAGTTCCGCCATGTTTGCCGCAAGGTCAATCGCGGTTTCAACTGCCGGGTCGGTCACAGGCGCCGCAGCAACTTCATGCGTCGTTGCATCGGCGTCATTGTCCGCCTCGGTCGGGATACAGAAAGTCTGAAAAGCAGCATACTTATACGCAGCAGACATCGCTTTATTAGACGACTTGTCACCACTGTCCATTGCCTCCCCAACTGTGATTACCGTGTGCTTTGACCCATCCTCTGCGGCCACAAAGTCGAACTCGACGATCAGCGTCGTATAGAACAACGCGCCGCCCGACTTGGTTTGACGCTCCAGCACCTGCCGGTCTTTTACTCGAGGCAGGATGCACAGGCCGTGCTTGGACAACAGCGGCGAAAGCGCGCCGTATACCTGGTCAATGCCACGAAACTGGTACCCTTGCTGCGCGTTCTTGGAGTCCTTGCTAATACCAACGCGCGACAGATCGGCGGTAACCGCCGCAATCTTTTCGTAAACCTTCATTTGCCCTCCGAGAGCTTTGCGATTGCAATGTCGATGTTTTTGAGAACGTCACCGAAAAGTGAATGGAGCTGAACCGCTCCTTCGGCTTCAATGCGATTTAACTCGTTGACCGCTTCGATGACGTTAAACATCGCCATCTCCGCTTTGTCCTGCTCCATCCGAAGCGCATCGCGCTCCATCTCAACGAGCATTTGTTCGTGAATGTCATCCATCTGAATCTCCTGTGAGGCCAATCCTCGAGGCCAGTATGTCATGAATTATATTGTTGTCAACAAGTATTGTAATCGGATGGCTCTATGGCATAGACTAACGGCGTATGGACATCGAAAAGGTTATTAAGCACTTCGGAGGCGTTAAAGCCCTATGTAGGGTTCTTAACGTTTACGCCCAAAGCATTTACCAATGGAAGGAGCGCGGCATACCGCTTGCCCGACAGTACGAAATTGAACAGTTATCTAGAGGCAAGTTTATTGCTGACCGCAGCCATTTGAACCAGGAGGTTATTCGAAAATACCTATCATGAACTTTTACCCACGACACATAGGCGATCACGTCAAAGACACCTACCATTTATCCTTGGTAGAGCATGGCGTTTATAACTTGTTACTAGACCGTTTTTACGGGTCAGAGCGCCCTATTACGCGACAAGAGGCGTTCGAGGTTTGCAGGCCGACTACTAAAGGAGAAAAACAGGCCGTCGATCGGATACTTACTGAGTTTTTTATCGACACAAAGGAAGGGTACGTTAATAGGAGAGCGTTGCGCGAGATTGAGATTTACCATGAGAAAAGCGAAAAGGCACGTCAGTCTGCGTTGACGCGTTGGAAAGGAAAACCCGCAGAAAACCAGAGCAAGAATGATGCGAACGTAATGCGAACGCATAGCGAACGTAATGCGGACGCAATGCTATCCAATATCCAATATCCAATATCCAGTAGCCACAATATCCAATATCCAAAATCCAATATCCAAAAAGGAAACTTAATACCTATTGGAGAGCTGTTGGGCGAGAGGTTTAGAAAGTGAACGCAGAAAAATCAATCGTCAGTAGTGACATTAGTTACATGATTGCCGGCAATACCCAAATGTGGAGCGAGATTGCCGCGACGCCGCTCGGCAAGTTGCGCCTGGCGGACGCATACCTTGGGCGCATCACGGTCGGTGCGTGGGAGACGCGCCGGATGATGATGGATGAGCTTAAAGGCATGATCGGCGGGCTGGTGCGCGAGTGCGATCCGGCGGCCATACTCGGTGACCCGCACGTTCGCGGGATGATCCGGCACCTATACGGCGAGGCCGGAGTTACTCGATTGAAGCGAAGGGTCGAAGAAAATGCGTTACGCCAAACGTCGGGACAATAACCACAAGGAAATCGTGACCGCGCTACGGGCGGCAGGGTTTGACGTTATCGACTTTGGGTCGGCGGGTCACAGTATCCCCGACCTGCTCGTCTCCAGAGAGGCTCAGATCGGCGCGCCGTGGACCTGTTGGGTAGAGGTCAAGGATAGCGGCGGACGGCTGAGAGACGGCCAGAAGCGGTTTCAGAGCCTGTTTGAGCCGAAGGGGGAATGGTACGAGGCTCGGAACGCCGCAGACACCGTGTGCGCCTTGCAAGCCCTGTACTTGAGCCGTGTAAAATAACTTGTTACAGTAGTGTCTATGATTAAGAACTGGAATGAACTGAACGCCATCCTCAACAAACTGTCCGAGGATGAGGTCAAGTCGACGCTACTCGAGGAAGTGGCCGGGGCGAAGCGCGGTACGTTTGTGAAGCGTCTTCACCAACGGTACTGCGCGCTCCGCGCCAGCCGCGAGCGAAAAGAGCTTAAAGCCCTCGTCGCAGGAACTTCAGATAGTCCGCCCCTTCCTGTGGTTCCCACCACACTTTCACCAAGTCTGGATGCCCTTCCGGCAGCGCAGGGTTAATCGTCGTCAAGACGCAGGGCGAAAGCGCGTTGTCGCGGAAGCCCTTATCTTTTGCGAAGCGGTCGTACACCTTGTACGAGGCCACCTTCAGCGCGTGCATGGTTATGCCAGATATTGCATCTTTTAGGACGCTATAAGCCGACTCGTGCTTGTGACCGGCGACGTATATATGGTCGCGGGTTCCCATGATGGCCGCCTTCATCGGGCCGTGCGCCGGGTTCCAGATCGACGAACCCGAGTGGTCGTGTCGAGCATTGACGCGAACTTCAAGTCCGTTCGGGAACTTGAGCGCAATACGCGCCTCAGACGACTTGTAGAGCGCGTCCTGTTGCTTGGCGATCCAGCGTAGCGGGTCACCCGCGCCCGACCAGGCGTCATGGTTGCCCGAGATCATGTATAGCCAGTTGCACCGGCCAACGAACCACTCGGCCAACCGCCAGGCCTGCGCCGCTGACGTACTCTGATCGGCGTATAGCCGCGCTAGGCGCCCGACCCAGTTGTTCGTGGTGTCGCCCACGTTCACGGCAAAAAGCCCCTTGGTGGCGTTTACGAGCGCCGTATGACGTTCCAGGGCTTCAATGTCGGTGCCGTCGTCGTCGACGTGCGGGTCGCCAAAGTGCAGGATGCCAATGGCGCCGTCTATCTTAATGCGGATCGGGATTAGCTTTGACGCTTCCTCGTAGTTCCGTTTGTTGGCGAACTGACGTTTGCGGTGAGCAATCAGTTCTTCAATGGACACGTCGTCCATCGGCAGCGGGGTGAACTCAAAGTCCTTTTCGATAATTTCGGGCTTTTGGTAACTCGACTCTAGCCCCTCAACCCCTTTTGCAATTAGGTCGTTAACTCGAACCGAGATGTTACGGGTGCTAATCCCTAGCTCTCTGGCAGCTACCGCCCTAATTCCTTTGTTCTTCCGTAAGCAAGCAATCAGTCTTTCGTCAGAAACAACTCGCCTAGGCATAAGTCCTCTCGTGTTAGTGCTCCCAAAGAGAACTTAACACAAAACAATAGGTTGTAACAAATACCTATACGGTTCTTTGAAAGTGCGGCACGTCGACAAAGCGCCACTTACCGCCCCACTGATTCTTTGGGTGCAGCGATTCCCAGTATTCGCCAACGGGCGCCAGGGTCTTCACGTCGTAAACCAGTTTGCCGTCTTTGAAGAAATTGAGGTCGATGGCAAGTCGGCGCAGATGGTTGCTCTGCATCGTCTTTGACCGGCCCGTCTTGACGTAAATCTGCTGCTGTTCGGCGGTGCGGTACAGTTCGCCGCCCGTGACCGTGAAGCCTAGTTCCGTGGCTTTCGCAATCAGTTTGCACGCATCGAGCAGGAACGCGGCTTGCTCTTGCACCATGCTCATTTGAGCGCCTTTTCCAGTTGCTCGGCCTTGTCTTTACTGCCCTGGCTGCTGCCAAAGTAGTAAGAAACGATTTGCGTTGAGATAGCCGACAGCACGCCCAAAATGTATATCAAAATGTCCTTGCGGCTGCTATCGACCGGGCTGTCGTCGAACATCACAAACCCGAACAGAATAAACGTTAATGCAATGACGCCCAGCGCCAAGATCGGCGTAACAATTTTATTTAATAGGGGAGCGTCCTTGCTCGTCGCAATCGCGGTTTCGCGGTTGCGTGCGGAATCGGTGTCCTTCAACCGCATCCCAAATTCTTCAAGGTTGAGTTTGTTTTCCTCGAGGCGGAGCCGCATCAGCTCCTCCTCGTGTTCCATCTCTGCAACCTTAATCTGAGCAATCTGCTCGGGCGGCATATTGGGCGATAACTTGACGCCCAACTTGTTCTCAACGAACTCCTGCCCTTTTGCCATGACGGCATTGGCAACCAACCCTAGCCCGTTGGAGAGCAGGGTTTGGATAATCGCCGGGATCATTTGTCGGCCTTAGTCTCTAGCCGGTCAAATATCTTCTCAAGCATCTGCTTGATGTCCCGCACATCCTCTCGATAGTCGTCTTTAGTGACGTAAACGTGCGGCAAGTCTTGGCGCAATTTGTTAAGGTCGGCGCGCAGTTCCTTGTCAGCGTCCCACAGCATCCGGCCAAACCAGCCGAGCACAGCCATTGCTCCGCCGTATATCCAGTTTAAGAATGATTGATCCATGGTTACTGCCCAAGAGCGTTAAGTGCTTGCGATTGCGCGGCGAAGTCCGTTTGGGGGCTAAGCGCATTGATACCAATGACCGGCGCAAACTGAGGCAGCATATCTGGCCGTAGCCGCTGAACCATTTGGTTGCCAGAACGAGTCATTGCGGCTAACTGTTGCGCACGAACCATCGCTAGCCGGTTTGCCAATGTACGCGCCCCGAAGCCCGTTGCGCCCATTGCAGCGGCTATTGGAAGCGCCACTTGCGGGCCAAAATACTGTGCGGTTGTGCCAAGTCCGCCGCCTACCGCCATTAGCCGCGCTAAGTCGTTTCTGGTCAATCTGGGGCCAATGCTCGGAGCAAGCCAATCGGCAGTAGTTTCTAGTGCCGAAATGTCCAGCCTACCCTTAGCAATATCGTCGATTACGGCCTGCTGCTCTTTCGTAAACTGGCGCTTAATTGCACCAAATTTCCCTTCGCCCCGCGATATTTTTCCAAATTCACTTTGGATTACTTCAGAGGGCGATTGAGTCTTGGAATCTTGTGCGCGACGAATAATGCGCTCAACGGGCTTTGAGCGGCTTAGTTGCGTATACAAGTCGCGTGCCTTTTCCAGATTTTCGACGGCTTGAGGCGCTTGCTGTCTAATAAACGCATCAATGTCGTTAATCATTTTCTTTGCCATTTCACGCTCATTGAAATCTGAGCTATTGGCAGCCTTGGCAACGCGCTGGCGCAATTTGTCTAAACGATCAATTGAAACAGGCTCATTAAGCGCCGCTTGCTCACGAAAAATATCAAACGCCTTTGCAATTTTCGGATGCTGAGACGGCAGATATTGATTGGCTTTTGCAGATTCTTCTAACGTGTTAATTAACGTGCCAAATGAGCCAGGGCTGACGTTGGCATTGAGGTCTTTGACCGCTTTATATTCTGCTTGAGCTGCTTGCGCTAATTCTTCTTGCGAGCGTGCTGCTGGCGTTAAGAATGGGCGAAGTGCTCTGGCAGCAGCCGGAGTCGCCACGCCAATTGCGGCACCCGTAGTAGCCTGCTCGGGACTAACAACAGCACCGCTTACAAGGCCAGACAGTCCGCCGCCTGCAAGGCGCTCAAACATATTAAGGCTTGGCGCAAGACCGCCAGACTCAACGGCCTGCCCAAATCGCATAATTGACGGAACAGCGGTAGCAGAGCGCAACGCTGTACCAACAAGCGGGCCGGCCATCATGGCGGCAGTTGACTGAACGCCGGTCTTTAATGCCTCAGCTTTTTGTTCGGGCGACAGCATTTTCATCGCTGGCCCAACTTCGCCGCGCACGCCCGTAAATTGTTCAACCTGCCGACGCTGAGGAATCTCAGACGGTTTTTCGTACTGCTTAAAAATGCTGGTGAGTTCCGCTTCAGTCGGCGGACTATCTCCCTGCAAATCCAAGGTAACGCCAGTTACCGGATCACTTACGCGGTAAGTGTTTGGCATTTACGACCTCGGCGGAGTAACGACCGTAATCTTAAATCTTCCACCCGGTGCCGCAGCCTTGGGGGTGGCTCCCGGCGCGGTCGGTTCCTCAGCAGTCTTTTGGCGCTCCGGAATCTTAATCGTCAAGTCATAAGGCATTTTGATGTTATTTGCTTTGGCTTGAGCAACTTCAGAGTTATGTTGCTCAACGCGCCCACGGATAACGTCTTCGTAAATCTGCACAACAGTCGGCAGAGCGGCTGGATCGGTATCCAAACTACCCAACGCTTCTTGCATGATCTGCTGTTGTTGTTGCGACGGTTGCGCGTCCAACTTGCGAAGGTTGTTAAGCACGTTTTGGAATAGCGCAGATCGAGCCGCTTCAGCATCTGTAATAGCTTTCGGGTCAATGTCGACGCCAAGTCGATTTCTGAGGAACTTTGCACCAGACAAAAACGCTTGGCCGCCCGTTCCCATGTATTTTGCGCCTTCGGTTTTGGACAGTTCCGCTGCCTTCCGAAGGTTGCCAATGTCAACAGCCGCCGTCTTCAACTGACCATACGTTGTGCGGAGCTCTTTCATGGCTTCCGCCTGGATGGTTTCCGAAGCAGGCGTAAACGTATTTATTTTTGTTTGTGCAGCACCAGCCGCAGATTTACCAAGCGTTTGCGCAAACACTTCCGGCGATTCCGGCGTAGTGTATTTCATCATTTCTTTAGCAAAGTCTTTTGCGCCCATTGCCCATTGTTGAGCCCATTGCGGATATTGCTTTGGGTCTTTGGGAATGGTTGCAATTACTTGGTCTTTTGAACCAATTTGGCTCAAGATAGGGCCAACAAGCGGGTCTTTGTAAACAGATTCTACCCATGCCGGAGCCATGCTTGGGTCGGTCGGGATAAGCGACCGCCAATAATTAGTTCGGGAGTCAATTGTTTCGCCCTTAATCTTGTCAACATCAGCCGCTGCTTTCAAAGCATCAGCCTGCGTTTTTGCAATGTCGGCTTGTGATTTTTGTATGCCGGGGATAGCAGTTCCCATGCCTTGGCCCGCTAGGCCGCCATACAAGCGATTGAAATCAAC